GTTCGGCTGGCGGTGGGGCTGGTGGAGCAGCAGGCGGCATGCCGCCCGCTCCGCCGCCTGCTGCTCCACCAGCCCCACCGCCAGCCGAACCCCTCGGCCCCACGACCCAGCGCCACAGCGAGCGCCTGGTGGCCGCCGCGCGCGCCGCCGGGGCATCGGGCAAGCTGACCAAGGAATCGGCCGCCACCTATCTGGAGAGCGGCGTCACCGACATGAACCGCAAGGCGGTGGGCGAGGCGCTCGGCGTCAAGCCGGGGCCGAACTTTGCCAAGCGGATCGGCGCGGCCGTCAAGTCGATGGCCTCCACGCGCGGGGCATCGTCCATCGCCCTGCCGCTCGCGGCTGGCGCTTATGCCGCCTCCACGACGGAATCGGAGGCTGGCGACGGCAGCGGGGGCGGATCGCTCACGGATAGCCTGGTTGCCGGCGGGGCGGCGGCCGGCGGAACCGCTGCCGGGCAGTACGCCATCAGCAAGCTGCCGCAAAAGGTGGGCTCGGCGTTCGGGGCTGGCGCGCCCGGCTTTGCCCCAGGGATGATCGAATCGATGACGGACTACAGCCCCGACGACCTCGCCACCGCAAACAACTGGATGGCGCAGAACCTGCCGACCTGGCTCATGCCCGGACCCGCCCGGCAGGTCCACGACATGGCGCAGGTGCCGCCGCGCAATCCCATGCGTCAACAACAGAACCTCCCTTATGGGGCGATGGGCTTCGGGATGCCGCCGCGCTAGGATTTCTGCTCGCGCAGCACCTCGCGCATGGTCGCGGCCATCATGGAAGGGAGTTCGCGACGGAAGGTGTTGAAGTCGTTCTCAAGCCGGTGGAGGCCGGATTTTAGTTGATCGGTATCCGATCGGATGACTTTTACATCGCCCTCGATGCGCTCCAGTCGAAGCGAATGCTGCTCCTGCACGGCGGACATCTGCCCCAGCTTGGCGACCACCCACCGCAACGTTTGCGTCGTGTCGTTCTGGGCAGCCTCTAGCGCGGAAACCCGGCGCTCCAACTCGATAATATCGGCCACTATGCTTTCTCCTTCTGGCGCTGCTTCGCGGCTTCAAGGCCGAGCTGGATGAGCTGGCGGATGGCTTCGCCGCGCGAGCGGATGCGCTGGGCGAAAGACCAATCGTCGATCACCTTCAGTTCTGATGGAGTGAAGAGAACGGGGACTTTTTCGTCGCGCTTTTCTGTGCTCATGCGGCGCAATATACCATGCGGCGCATTATGCGCAATACAGCTTGACATGCTCAACATAGGCACTATGCTCATAATCGCATAGCGGCCCGATAAGGAGTTGGCGCTCCAAACCGGGCCTAACCACAGCAACCTGCATGAGAGGTTCCCATGGCTCAGCCATCCATAACGCAGCCCGTTCTGCCTGCCAACCCGGTGGAGATTCGCCAGATCAAGCGCATCAAGGCGCTGGTGAAGGCGATGCAGCCGAAATTCGACACCATCCGGTCGGTGACCGTCGGGGCGATCCCGGTGGAGAGCCAGACCGTCAACGATCTCTATGGCGACTGGCTGGAGCTGAACGCTCTGGTCCGCGGCCACCGCCTCTTTGCGGAATGAGGGAGGCGGACATGAGCAAAGCCAAAGTCGTCCGCCTGGGCGAGCACAGCCCGTCCAGCGCCCAGCGCGCCGCCCAGATCGAGGAATGCCTGAACAACTTCGCGGCGATCATCCCGCTGATGGACCGCGAGCTCGACGACGAGGGCGTCAACCCGGCGATCATGGCCTATCTGATCACCGACCTGGACCGCAACTTCCGCCTGCTGGACAGCCTCCTGCAGGTGCGCTCGACCACGGTGGCGCAATGAGCGGCGGGGATAGAATCGGACAGCGCGCCTATGCGTGGTCGGAAGCGGACCGCGCGGCGATCCTGCGCCATTTCATCGACCTGATGATCATGGCGGAGACCATGCTGGGGCTGCTCAGGAACAGCGCCTATGGCGCGCACATGAAGCCCCTGCTCGACGAATGGGAGGCGCTGCTCGATGCCGCGCCGCCGCTTCCTGGGCAGCCCCGCGATGGATGAGCATGCCAGGGCTCGCCGGTGGGCAGGCGCCGACCGCAATGCCTGCGCAACACGGATGGCGCGCCTGGAATTCGCGCTCCGGGGCGCAATCAATCTTCTGTCGGTCAGGGAGCAGACCGCAGCATCGCGCGAGCTGCTCGCCGGATGGCAGGAGTTGCTGAAGGAAACGCCGCCGGACAAACCGACAACCTGACAGACTGAAACCTCACCCCGCCACCGAGCGGGTTTTTTTTTTATTGGAGAGACGCATGAAGACCTTCCTGCGCGCCTGGCTGGCGCTGTGGCTAGCCGTCGCCCCGGTCGCGGCCGCCGAGATCAACGACCTCGACATCACCGACAACAACAATGTCGCGCGCTTCCCGGAAGGCATGACGTTCGCCAACGTCAACAACTCCGCCCGCGCTCTGGAGGGGATTCTCGCCCGCTTCTACAAGGACGTGAACGGGTCGCTGACCACGGGCGGCACCTCCAACGCCTATACGCTCACGGCGAACCAGACCGTCACCGCCTACTATGCCGGCCTGTGGGTGCGGGCCAAGGCCTCCTTCAGCAACTCCGGCGCGGCCACGCTCAGTGTGGACAGCGTCGGCGCCGGGGCCATCAAGAAGGGCGGGACGACCGATGTGGCCTCGGGCGACATCCTGGAGGACCATATCTACGATTTCGTCCATGACGGAACGAACTGGCAGGTGCTCCAGCCCTCGGCCACGCCCTTCCAGCCGATCGACGCCCTGCTCACCTCGATCGCCGGGCTGACCTTCGGCGCCGACAGCTACATCTACGGCACCGGCTCGGACACGGCCGCCGCCGGCACCATAACCTCATTTGGCCGCTCGCTCGTTGACGATGCGAGCGCGACGGCGGCGCGAACGACGCTCGGGGGCGTACTGACGGATGCGGTGTTCCCCGGCGCGATCGTCGTGATCGCCGAGGACAACAAGTCATCCGGAAATGGCGGCGGCACGCTGAACAGCGGCTCTGACAACATCAGGACGCTGAACACGCTGGTCTATAACCGCAACACCATGGCGTCGCTGTCGAGCAACCGGCTGACGCTTCAGGCAGGGACATGGGAAATTGAGTGGCGCGCGCCTGCGGCAGGCGATGCGGACAACGGCTCGCATCAGTCTTTCCTGTACAATCAGACCGCTGGCGAGGCGGTCAAGCGTGGCACCTCCGAGGAATACAACGCCACGTCCGGCGGGGAGATGTCGAACGCCAGCGTCGGTTCGGCGGTGGTGACGATCGCTGAGACAACAGCCTTTGAAATCCGCCACAGGGCCTCTTATTCAGGCGGCACGATGACCGGCGGCGACTCCGCAGGCATGGGAACTGAGGTTTACACCCGGGTGATCGTAAGGGCTGCGCAATGACCTGGCGCCTCGCCAAATCGCTGGAAACTCTGCGCGCGCAGATCAACGCCGCCAGCCCGAACCGTTCCAAAATCTCTGATGGCACGATAGGCGACGCCGCCCATGCCTCCCGATCCAGCGACCACAATCCGCATGTGAGGGACGGCAAGATCGGCGTGGTGACGGCGCTCGACATCACCCACGACCCGCGCAACGGCGTGGATGGCGAGGCGATTGCGGAAGCATTGAAGGCCAGCGGCGATGCCCGCATCAAATACATCATCTGGCGAAAGCGTATCTGGAACCCGTCCATCTCACCGCGCTGGCGGGCCTACACCGGATCCAACCCGCACGACAAGCATGTCCACATCTCCGTCCAGCCGCAGAAGGCGCGATATGACGACACCACGCCGTGGTTGCTGAAGGCATCGACGCCCAAGCCCGATGCGCCGGCAGCCGAGACGCGCCCGCTGATCTATCAGGGCGTGACAGGGCAGGACGAGCATGTCGCTGCGGCAAAGGCGGCGCTGATGAAAGCGCTGGCGGCGGAGGCGGGCTTCGGCCCGTTGCTCGACGGCCTCACCCGCGCCTTCCAGAAGCGCGAGGGGCTGACGCCGGACGGGAAGATCGGGGCCTATACCTGGGACAAGTTAACCACCTGAAAGGAAGTACATATGACTGTCATCACACCCACCGTCGGCCGGATCGTCTGGTATTGGGGGCCAGGAACATCGCCACTGGTTCACGGATGTCAGCCGCAGGCCGCCATCGTCACCTATGTCCACAGTGACCGCCTGATCAACATCAGCGCCTTTACGCATGACGGCATGCCGATCGCGCGGACGTCGGTTGATCTGCGCCAGGAGGGGGACACGCGTCCGGTCAACGGCAACTACGCTGAGTGGATGCCCTACCAGCTCGGGCAGGCGAAGAAGCACGCGCCCGAAGTCGCGGCGGCGTAACAGCCACGACAAAGACCGGACCATCGGGCGGCTCAATGGCCGCCCTTTCATTTTCAGCGAAAGGAGCCATCCATGACCTGGGACACGGTACAGCAGCTCGTGCGCATCATCCTCTACAGCCTGGGGGCGTTCTTCCTTGGCGACGCCACGGCCAATGGGGAACTTTACCAGGGCCTCATCGGCGGGGCGCTCAATGTCGGGGCGTTCCTGTGGTGGTATCTGTGGGAGCGGAACCGGCCGGCGACATGAGCTGGGTCTCTCTCCTCACCGGCCTCCTGAAGCTGGCGGCAATCGTCGCCGGCATCGTCCAGCAGAAAAAACTGCTGGAGGCCGGCGAGGCGATCGCCATCAAACGCCAACTGGAAGAGACCAATGCCCGCGTGGAAAAAGCTCGCGCCGCTCGCGCTGCCGCTGCTGCTACAGGCATGCGCGACGACGACCCCTACCTCCGTGACTGACACGTCATGCCGGGCGTTCGCGCCGATCCTCTACAGCCGGAAGGATACGGGCGGGACGATCAGCCAGGCGCGCGAGCACAACGCGGCCTGGGATGCGCTGTGCAAAACGAAATAGGTTCAACGCTGAACCGATTTTGAACACGTATTGAACCTATGAGATGAGAGATGCATGCAGGAAGAACAGCCGCCCCGCGCCCAAACGGACAGGATCACCGCGCTGGAGGTGAGCTACGGCCATTTGCGCGAGGCTATCGCGGAACTGAAAGCGGAGAACAAGGTTCAGAATATGGAGGCCGAGAAACTAGCCGACCGTCTCGGCCGGGAAATCGAGAAGCTGCGGGAGACGGCATGGAGCTTCATCAAATGGCTCGGCGGCACGCTGTTCGCCGTGCTCTCATCGGTCATTTTGAAGACGCTCGGTCTCGTCTAGAGACGGGCACGGAAGTGCTGCGCGCCGTCTGTTTCAGCGCGCTGGCCGTGACGGTGTTTCTGGTGCTGTTCAGGCTGTTGCCGGTTGGGTGGTGAGCGGCTGCTCCGCTCAACCGACGCATTCATACAGCGACAGCAGCCCCCGCTCCACGCGCACCCGGAGCAGCCTTCTGATCTCTGAAATATCCAATCTCGCGATGACCTCGCTCCACGCGCACCCGGAGCAGCCGGCTACGGAATCAATTATACTCTGCGAGGTCCCCCTCGCTCCACGCGCACCCGGAGCAGCCTAATATTGAAGCCGCCGCCCTTGCTTCCGTGAGCCTCGCTCCACGCGCACCCGGAGCAGCCCGACGCCTTACATTGAGCCAGAAATCGTAGGGACCTCGCTCCACGCGCACCCGGAGCAGCCCACCGTGCTGTCGAAGGTAACGGCGGCGAAGGCCCTCGCTCCACGCGCACCCGGAGCAGCCTGTCTGGGGGCTTTCGAAAAAGCCTCCGCAGATCCTCGCTCCACGCGCACCCGGAGCAGCCCGATACTAGGAAGCCGGCCGTCTTTGAATCAGACCTCGCTCCACGCGCACCCGGAGCAGCCTCTTGCTGCCAAGCTGCGGGAACTGCTCCACTTTGTCAAAGAACTGACCAGATGGTTAGGCTGGTCCTGGTGCGTGCGGTTGCCCCCTTCGACGCCCGTCTCCCCTAGATCGGCATAGCCGCCCTACCAGAAAACGATGCTCCGATGCCGCCGCCTCCCTACTTCCGTTGGCAGGACTTACAGACCGGCAGCCGCGCCACCCTGGAAAATCCGTCAGATGGCGCGGCGGGCTTTGACCACGACTTCGAGTAGCCGGGGCCGCCTTCGCGGCGAATGCAGATATCCTCTATTTCTTCAGTCGCGTCAACAGAATTCCGTCAGCCTCGACTAAATCTCTTCTTGTTTCTCCAAGCATCTGGACACCGACATCTCCAAACGATTTTGCGTCGCGCCAGATCATTACAATCGAGCCGCGATGCAATGCTTGATGCCATTTTGCCAGGACTTCCCATAGCCTTTCCCGCGCATCGCGGTTGAGCTGCGGGCTGACATAGATGCCTGTCGCGACCTCCAGCATCGTGGAGCGCAGCAGCCCGCGATAGCGATGCTCGACATCGCGGGTGATCACCAGCGTCAGCCCGTGGCTCATGGCGGCGCCAGCATCTGCTTGATCCGCTCGATCATCGACGGAATCACGTCCTCATTGGCGAACACGGCATTCGCCTGCCGGCGCACCAGGCGCTCCAGGGACATGTCGTGCAAGGCCATGTCGCGCACCGCGCCGAAGGCGATTCGCAGCGTGGTGCTGTCGCGATAGAGGTCGGCGACATCCAGGATGAAGGCCTGGGATGAATCCTCGTGCACAAATCCGAGCTGGGGGATCGCGGCCGTCGCCATGACGGCAATCGCCGCCGCCGCCCTGACCGCGCTGGAGGCGTGATTGATGGCCTGGTTCGGCAGGTCGGCCGCGCCGGGATTGGCGCGGTCGTATTTGCGCCCCTGCCACTCAATGCCGAACTCGCCGGCGATCTTGGCGTAGGCGGCCTTGACGCGCGCGCCTTCCATGCCGCGCAGCACCTCGATGTCGCGATGCGGCAGCACCTCGCCGAAGCGCAGCGCGTACATCTGGCGCGCCACATACATGCGCGAATTACGGTCCGCCCAGAGCATGGCCTGTGCGCGGGCAAGGCTCGACGCGCCGGTCATCAAAGGCGGAGCGGTGTAGAGTTTGACGCCGCCTTCGCCGACCGCCGCGATGGCGCAGCCGTGGCTGGCGCACAGACGCATGCAATCATGGGTGACGCTGGAGCCGGGGCCCAGCAGCACCATGGACAGCGCCTGGTGCGGAATCTCGTATTCGCCAGGCTCCAGCACGCCGCCGGCGGTCATAAAGCGCAGGCAACCGTCCTGGACATCCAGCTTGCCGCGATCCAGCCAGACCAGGCCATGGCGGGCATTGTAGGGGATGCGGACCCGTTCGAGCCCCAAGCGGCCGCGGAGCATGCCTCAAGCCTTCTGTCTCTCAGCCAGCCGAACCGCCAGCTCGCGGCCGATCACCCGCGCGGAATTGCGCGTATAGGTCAGCACCGTGTTGCAGGTCTTGCCGCCCGGCAACGGCTCCTGGCAGCGCATGATCTCGCGCCCCTTGGCCCGCGCCATCTTCCATTCGGGCTTGAGCACGCCGCAACCCGAGCAGGCCTGAGCTGTCACGTCGAGCGGGGATATTTCCTCATAGGCCTGCGGCCCGCGCAGATCGACGGCCTTGTATTTCAGCGTCATCTGGATGCGCGCCATGGCCGTGCGGCGCATCATCACGCGGGCGGCTTTCAGCGAGCGGCGCTTGCCCTGCCATGGGGCTTTGACCTGCTCTTCTTTCTCCTCCGGCGGCTCCGGCTTTTTCATGAGCTTCGCCACCTCCATGCGCGGCACGGCAATCACGTCGAAATTCCGCACGATCTGGGTGGTGATCTCATGCAGCCAGGCCTCGCGCGCATTGGCGTCTTCGGCCTCCAGCTTGGCGAGCTTGGCCGCGGCCGCGTAAAACCCCGGCGACAGTTTTATCCGCGCCCGCCCCGGCGGCTTGGCCGCGATCCCGCGTTCCAGCTTCTTTGCATGGCGCTTTTTGGCATAGGCCTCGCGCTTCTTCGCGCGTCTCTTGCGCGCTTCCAGCGCCCGCGACTGCGCCCGGCCGGCTGCGGCATGCGCCGCGATCCGCTCTCTGTCGATCGGCGGCATGGCGTATTCCCGCGTCTGGCCGCGATTGTCCACGGTGGTGATGGGGATAGCTGCGGCAATTTTCACCGCGGCGGTCCGGCCCGTCGTCGGCAGCGGCGCGGGCTTGGGCATCTTCCACTGGCAGGACAGATACCAGTTCTCACCCTGCCGCCAGATGCGGCCGCCCATCAAGACGGCCTCGCCATATGCATGCGCGGCCTTGATATGGCGGGGCATCCGGCATTCCATCCAGCCGACGCCGTTCGGCAGCTTCACCCAGGCGAATTCCCCGCGCACCGCGTCCGGATCGCTGGCCTTGCGCTTGGCCTCGAATTTGAGTTGGGTGTTCGCGAAATAGACCGACCCCGCCGCATAGCGGTTCTTCTTGAACTTCGGGAAGCCCGTGTCCCG